TACGAAGTCAAAGGCGGAGGGTACCGCGCTTCCTGACATTATCCGTAGCTGGGACAAGACACTGCCTACGGACAACAATCTTTTTTCTGCGCGGAGAAGCCAGGCGGAACACATCAGCAAAAAAAAGAATGACCGTGCAAAGGGGAAGATCACCTTCGAAGCGGGAGCCTCTTTCGGACAGGAGGATAATGCGGGTATTGATGACAAGGGCAATGCCGAGTTGCTGACCCTTGTCGTGCGTGAGCTTCTTCGCAGTCCGAAATTCGTGGACGGTCTTTTCGGTGAGGGCTGGCGGCTCTGGATGGAGGACGCTTTGTCCCATCTGACCATCGACAAGCTGACGGTACGCCAGGTCATGGTAGTATTGGAGCTGCTTATCGAGAAGGTACGCAGCGTCGGCGGCCAGCTTTGTGTCAGTGCCGCCAACGGGAAAATAAAGACCGCTGTTCTTGAGGGCGGTTACTGGAGGATCACCTTCGAGCAGGAGAACACTTTCGTGGCCCATGACCTCATGCGCTGCCAGACCTTCAGCGGCGGGAATTTGAAAAGCTATTGGGTTGAGGTGACCGGCGTGGAGGGTGGTTCCATCATCGTGGGCGAGGACGAGTTCGGCGCTTCCCTTCCGGAGGCTGGTGACGAGTGCGTGCTGATGGGCAACACGGAGAATCCGTTGCGCCAGAACCTGATCCTGATCTCCGCCACCGAGGACGGGCAGCCCCGTGTGGACGTGATGGACGTGGTGAAGGCGAAGAACTTCACCGGCTGCCTGCGTGCCCGTCTGGGCAACCTTGACGGTATCAGTGACGACTGGTTCCCTTCAGACAACCAGCCTCACGGTGATGGCCTGTACAGCGACAACGCCTACCTGCGTGGTACGTTCCTTCTGGTAACGGGCGAGGATATCAAGACGAAGTTCGAGATAGTCGAGGGGAAAATCGTCAGTTCCGTCACCGCCCTGCGGAATGACTTCGCCACCGAGCGCGGCTACCTGAATAACCCCGCCTTTGATGACGGCCTTATGAAGTGGAACACGGAGAACGAGACCGTGTTCTTCCTTGTGGGCAACCGGTGGATCTGGGCGAACGGTAACGTCTTGACGAGGAAGGGTGACAGCGCGAGCGTGACCGAGGATGACGGCCGTACGGTTGTCCGGATTCGTAACAAGTACATCCTCCAGAAACGTGAGAACCTGAAAAGTATTCCCTCCATGCCTGAAAATGACAGTGGGGAGAAGGAAGCCGTCCCGGTGTTCCTGACTTTCTTTTACCGCTGTGCCAAGGCCGGCACGCTGCGTGTGGAGTTTGTGGGTGTGGATAAGACAGGCTTTGCCAATTTCAACAGCATGGAGGTGGAGGAAGAACTGTCCGCGACCGACGGGTACGTACAGTACACCTGTAGCGGACTCTGGAACGGTACAGGTGATTTTAAATTGAGTTTTACCGGTGATATTTACCTGTATATGCTCATATTGAGCACCGACCGTGTGGAATCCCTGACACACCGTTATAAAACTCTTTTCGAGCAGTCGGAGCGTCTGGTGAAGATAACGGCCGCCGTCTTTGACCGTGACGAGAACATGCTGGAAGAGACCGGCCTTGTGGTGAAGCCTGAAGGCGCGGGCATCTACGCCCAGGACGCAGACGGGAAACTGGCGCTTATCGGCGTGAGTGTGGACGAGACGGATGCTGACGGCAACAAGATCAGCGTGGTGAAGCTGACCGGGGACCATATCAAGCTGGAGGGCCTTGTGACGGCCAACGAGAACTTCAAGATTCTGGAGGACGGGAGTATCGAGGCGAACGCGGGCACGTTCTCCGGGCATATCCGCACGAACTTCCACCTTGTGGAATCGAGCGACGCCGTCCTAACCTCCTGCTCGGGCCGCGGCGAGACCGGCTACCTGATCGGCCGCGAGTTGAGTCTGAAGGTGGACATGGCCGGTTCGTCGAATGGTGCGGACATCATCCTTCCGAACGACGTGCATTATATCGGCTCGCGTGTGACCCTTTACAACGGCTGCCACCCTCCCTATACGCGTGTGGTCGGCTCGATCCGCTACAGCTCCGTCCGTGTGGACGACGGCACGCTGCTCCGCGGTTCCAATGTGAACCTCAGCAGTGATTCGCTGCTTTCCTACTCCGACCCCTACAAGATCGACTGGATCAGCGGGATCATTGAGCTGGTCGGTACCCCTGAGTTGAACGGGAGAATCCTTGCGGACTTGATCTCGTGGCAGGGGGCGTCGGCCGGTCCCCCCGCCTCTCCTTCGGACGGGTGGCTTTACTATGACGAGACGGCGAACCGTAACTACCTTTACTGGTACGGCGCGTGGGTGGAGTTCCCCGTTTACGGCGGCGCTTCCGATGATCTCCGCATCACGTGGAAGGGAGAGCTTTCTTCCGCCCCGGAGAACCCGGAGAGGAACTGGCTGTACGTCACCTCCGTGAACCGCTTCCTTCTGCTTTACACGGGCGAGGAGTGGGAGGAGCCCGCCATCATTTACAGCCTGAACAAGTGTGGCTGGTGCATCCTTGGCTTCAGCGCGCTTTCATACCATTATTACAATGACTGACAACAATAAAAAAAGGAGGAATAACTTATGGCACTAACAGAATCGGAGAAAACGGAACTGAAGAACGACATCTTGAACGCGATCAAGGCGGAGAGCCAGGGCGTGAATGAGCTGACCGAGGTCACCTCATTGGACAACATCAAGAGCCTCCCGGCATTGCGTGGTACCGAGTTGGTGAGCGCTCCGCTGTCCCTTTTGGGCAAACCGGCCACGGATGCTGCGGCCATAGCCAACGCAGCCGCCACGAATGCAAACAACGCCGCAACCAATGCCGCGCAGGCCACGAGTACAGCCAACAACGCGGCCGCCACGGCGAACGAGAAGGCCGGCATCGCACAGGCGGCGGCCGAAACCGCCAGTGGGGCGGCGAAAGCCGCACAGGCCGTAGTCTCCATGCATGAATCCACGGCCCTTGCCGCCCTGGAAGGTGCTACGGCCCGTTTCGGCGGTTTTATTGAAATTGCCGGCGGTGATGTCGATTTCTTCGATGACAGTGAGGGGCACTCCCCTGAAGAGGTCCGGTATAGTCCCTCGCATAAATTGTTTGTCGTCCAGGCGAGTGTCAAGGAGTATTATTCGTCATGGCCGGGCAGCGAGATATACAACCGGAACGGGGTATTGTTGAAAGACAAGGCTTACTTGTTCGGGGATGTGCTTTATGTATGGAGTGCCGAGGAGGGCGGTCTTGTGGAAATCAGCGGGAGTGGTGGCGGCAATACGCTCAATGTTTCAGAGGCATATCCCCTGGAGAGCGGCTACTATACCTTGGCGACGGCCATTATTGCCGTGGAAGAAAAACGGCGTGGCAAGGGCCGTTGCATCACCTATGAGGTCTCCCAGGGCAAGTGGGAGACGAAACAATTCGTAGGCACAAGCCTGACGGCATGGGAACAGCCCGCAAGCTGGGAGGACTTTGGCGGAGCCGGAACGATGAAGAGCCTGACGGTGAACGGCGAGAAGAAAGTTCCCGACAGCGAGGGCAACGTGGATCTGACCATTGACAAACTGGAGGTGGACGAGAGCCTGAACGCCGAAAGCACGAACCCCGTGCAGAACGCGGCGGTGGCGGCGAAGCTGTCCGAACTGGAGGCTAACACCATCTTCGGCGCGGACGCCGAGCTTAGCGATGACGAGAGCACCGTTCGCCTGACGCTGACCAACAAGAGCGGCGCGGAGGTGGTGGCCGTCGATCTCCCGGCAGGCGGCGGAAGCGGTGGCGGTGATACTTCCACCACACGGATCGTCCTGGGCGCATCGGTGGACAACCCGACTGTCAAGGAGGGCGGGAGCGTGAAACTCACGTGGAGCTACGACCACCAGTACACCGCCGGCGACGAAAAAGGCGAGAGCACCGGGCAGAAGGCTACCGTGCAGATCTCCGTCAAGCGCGGCGCCACCACTACCTACAGCGAGACGATACAGGAGGTA